ACTCCACGGAGGCAAGGGCACAAACGTCCAAGAGGATGGGACTATCCCGGCGTGGGATAACTGGGCTGGCGGTCTGACCGACGGGCAGATTCTGTCCATTGACGATTGGGCCAACGGCAACTACCCAGAGATCGAAGCGTTGATGTTCAGTTCGGGTCTAATCCCCGAATGGATTCTGGACGCCAACATGGTTATTCGCCGGTTCAACGATCCCTACTGGGCCGCAGCGAACCCGATGACCCCAACCTTTACCGTCTGGCAGTCGCTCTGCATGGGTGACTACGGGTATTCCATACCTGTCATGGAGATCAACGAAGACGGTGTGTGGGTTTCGAACCTTCCAGCGACCACAACGACGGTGGCTCCAGCTACGACTACTACGACAGTCGCACCGGCCACGACTACGACGGCTGCTCCAGCTACTACTACGACGACCCAAGCTCCCCTGCCCGATCCCGAACCCGGACCCGCACCCGAACAAAGCACTCCTGCCCCACCGCCTTCTTCGTCGGGTCTCCCTGACGGGTATGACCTGTTCGACGCCGAGTGGGACGGGTACCCCTTCGAGTACACGGTCCTTCTGTTGGAGGAACGGTACCCACCGGGGACACCGGGCAAGTTCCATTTCCGGCTGTCATACGCCGTTGCGTTTCTCCGTAACGGGGGGATGGTCAGGGGATTGGACAACCTGTGGGAGTCCACTTCCTGATGTAATGTTGGGGGATGGTTGGTTACCCCCCGGACAGTGCCTATGAGCAACGCATGTCGGAAGCGATACGCATAGGCGAGTACAACATTGAGGTACTTCGTGCTGCCCCTATTGCCTGCCCTGTTTGCGGTGACCCTTCAGGTAACTGCAAGCCGGAAGGTGTCGATTCCTCTCCAGATCATATTTCTGGATATGGAGATGGACAAACGCATCTAGTTGAAGAAGATATAACCGAAGAACGTCAGCTAGCGGGTGGCATTACCATTACAGTTTTGAAATATGCTAAGGGGAAACTCATCTCTATAGATGAGGCTAGAAACTTAGGATTGATTTGACAGTTTCCGCAATTTCTGATTCGATACAATCAGAAGGCTGAACAAGTTTAGAAGCCCGAGAGAACTAATTATGACCCTGCTAACCCAAGAATTCGTAGACCGTTACGCCCTAGAGACGCCCCCATGGGGTTTTGGGGGGATGGGTGAAGTTGTCTATCTACGAACGTACAGCCGATCAAAAGGCGATGGGACAATCGAGACATGGCCAGAGACGTTACAGCGGGTCATTAACGGCGCAGCTGACATCGGAGTTGACTACACGCAGAAGGAGGCCGAACGTCTGTTCGACCACATGTTCAATCTGCGCTGCTCCTTCTCAGGTCGCGCACTGTGGCAACTAGGGACGCCGCTGGTTCAGAAGCTCAACGGTGCAAGTTTGAATAACTGTTACTACGTCAATATCGAAACTATCGAGGACTTTGAATTTCTGTTCGACATGCTCATGTTGGGTGGTGGCGTTGGTTATTCAGTTGAACGTGCAAAGATCCACGAATTTCCCAAAGTCAAAGTGGGAGTGGAAATCACCCACGAGCGGACCAACGATGCCGACATTATCGTGCCCGATTCGCGACAGGGATGGTCGCGGATGCTTCACTCTACGTTGAAGTCTTACTTGGACACAGGTAAATCCTTCAGCTATTCCACCATTTTGGTTAGGGAGTTTGGAGCGAAACTAAAAACTTTTGGGGGAACAGCTTCTGGCCCTGCAGCCCTTATCGACGGATTAAAAGACATCTGCGGTGTTATGGATAATCGCGCAGGTAAGAAACTTCGTAGCGTAGATGTTTTAGATATTTGTAACATAATCGGAAGAATTGTTGTTTCTGGTTCATCTCGTCGATCTGCACAGATCGCCATAGGGGACCCGGACGACGTGCTGTTTCTGAGAGCTAAGAACTGGGGAACCGGAAAGATCCCGGCATGGCGCTCTAGCAGTAATAATTCAATTTATGCCGATTCATTTGATGAAATCATGCCTGAATTTTGGAATGGGTATGACGGGAGTGGGGAACCATATGGACTCGTTAATCGTAAACTGGCTCGCCGGGTTGGAAGGCTCGGAGAGGCAAAGACAGATAACAGCGTGGAGGGGTTTAACCCCTGCGCTGAGATCGCGCTCGGTGACGGCGAGAGCTGCAATTTGGCGACGATTTTTCTCCCGAATATTGAATCGCTGAAAGAGTTCCGTGAGATTTCGTATCTCTTATACAAGACACAAAAGGCCGTTACCCAACTCGAATATCCTTATGAAAAAACCACAAACATCGTAAGTAAAAATACTCGGCTTGGACAATCGATTACGGGAGTATTGCAATCATCTGAGAAGCAGCTGGCTTGGTTGCCGACGATGTATGAATATTTGGATGGTTTAGATAAGCGAGAGTCAGAGAAAATGGGACTGCCAGAGTCGGTACGAATTACAACAATTCAACCTTCGGGCACATTGTCTCTCTTGCCGGGGATTACGCCGGGAATTCATCCCGGGTTCGCTAAGTATTACATTCGCCGTGTTCGATTTCGTTCTACCGACCCCTTAGTTGAAGCGTGTCGCAAGCGTGGGCACAATGTCCAATACGACGTTGGGCTAGATGGGCGCGAGGACCACACCTCCTATGTGGTGGAATTTCCATGTCAATCTCCAGAGGGTGCCATTTTGGCTGCCGATATGACTGCTGTGGATCAGCTGGAATGGGTCAAGCGAATGCAAACAGACTGGGCGGACAACTGTGTGTCTGTCACGGTGTATTACCGGAAAGACGAACTTCCGGAGATAAAAGAGTGGCTAAAGAATAACTATACAAAATCAATTAAGTCTGTTTCATTTTTGTTACATGCAGATCATAATTTCCCTATGCCCCCATATGAAGAGTTTTCTGAGGCAGAATATATAAAGATGCTTTCTAAGATTGACTTTTCAGTTCCGTTGTCACAAACGAATGGCAACCACGAAGTTGAAATAGACGATTGTGAAGGGGGAGCTTGTCCCATCAAGTAGGGGGGTAATTAATTAATGGACCAAGAAGACGGTAAAATAAAAGTATGGATTGACCAAGATTTATGTACCGGGGATGGGCTCTGTACAGAAATAGCACCTGACATTTTCGAGATGCATGACGACGGGCTGGCTTACGTTAAGGAAGTTAGTTGGAGGTCGATTGCTGGCCCAGATGGCGGCAAGGGCGATCCCGTTTATAAAATGGCTACAGGCATGGCTGTTGTTCCGGGCGAACTGCTCGACGCCACCATCGAGTCGGCAGAGGAGTGTCCCGGAGAGTGCATCTTTATAGAGATGTGCGACTAGTTTTCGTCAGGCGTTTCTGGCCCAGAACCAAATGGTGATTCCGAATGGTCTCGAATCGCCGTATCTTCTATCCTGTTGACTTTCCCACAATGTGGGCAGTGCCAGCTTTTTTGGACATATTGAAGTCCGGGCATGCTCAAAGACCATGACCACCAGTTTTTACAGTCTGAACAGGTGAAGTGGTATAGCCATTCACAAGTGTATTTGTGAGCCATGTATTAAAGTTACCACTTACCGATAAGACAACGAACTAGACGGCGCCTGATGCGTCAGGTCAGCGATCCTGACATTGAAGCAATCGGCTGATGCCACCCAGCCATTTGAGTGATCTATCTCGCCCTTCTTGACAGGGCGGGCTTCTGCAAAGAACAAGTCTTTGAACATCGCTCCGCAGTACCAACCTTGGGTCATGTCCTCGTGTACCCGAACGAAGGCGTACACGTCACAGTCCTGCTTGGTGTTAGACGCGGCGATAGAGCATTCGTAATGGGGGCGTGGGGCGGACGTAACCATCTTGGTCTTCACATCGACACGCATACCGCTACGCATGACAACGTCGAAGTCATAGGTGTTCTCATGGTTACCTCCGACGAGGCGTAAGAACACCAGCTCGCCGAGGAACCCGTAAACCGTTCCCTCGCCTTTCCGAATGGAATGGGGGAGAAGAGGAACCTCCGCTGCCAGTCGCTTGGCTTCTTCGATCATCTGATCGTCAATAGCGCAGCTGAGGATAGGCATTCAGATCACCATTTATCGATAGGACAGTGAAGACCCGGAACACGAACCTTTAACGGCATAAAGCAACCACATTCTTTGCAACGCTTGGTGAGCCTCTTGAATCTATCGCACTCAAGACAGAATGCGTACTTTTCCGCAGGGCGGAGCTCAATCACCGTCGGTTCTCGATGTGGGTTTCGTTTGAGCCCCATAGGCGAGTGTCGCATTTAAGACATCGTTCGGACCATGGATAGCTCTCTCGGTATTCCATGGGGTGAGAACAGTCTAAAATTTCCGTGACTGAAGTATTGACGATGTCACGAACAAATCCAGATAACGACTTACCTTCACGCTCGGCTGCGACTTTCCAGCGCTCGTGATCTTTTTGCGTGGAGCGAATAAGAATCTGCTTATCAGCCGGGCCGTCGTCGTCACTGATCTTTGTAGAAATTTTGGGATCTAAGGTTTCTGCCAGTTTGTCCATAGCCGCTTCGACGTTGTCCTGTTGAGTAGCAATCTCATTGTCGTCGTGGATTTTTTGGGACAGTTGAGCGGCAGCCGCAAGTGGGTCATATTGAACTGTTGGTTCTGGTTTTGGCTCTGGTTCTGATTCCATAGCGAGCTCAATCTCCTCCATCTCGTCGAGAAAAGCTTGGAGCTCGTCGGTCTCAACAGTTTCTGTCTGTTCAGGTTCCTCGGCGTCGTCCTCGGCATCTGCGGGGAGGTATTGAGACATCGGGATATTCGTTGAGTCGCTCATGTATATCAGTCTAGGTCTTCAGACTGGGCTGGTAGGGGAAGCTCTATAATCTCCGCTTCGACGATGCCGTCATCGGCGGAATCCAAGATGTCTTCTTCAGGAACATCTAATACTTTGGAACCCAACATTTGGTCTACTTCTTCTTGTGGCAAAACACCGCTTTTGGCCATCAATTGCAACAATTCTTTGGCTTCTTGCTCGGGAGAGAACTGGGCTAGTGGTGCAGCATCATTGTCGCCAACCATAGACACTCGAATGGGGTCGGAAAGGTTGGTCGACATGTCCATTTGAATGGAAATATTATTACTTTCCATACCTAAGAGCTTCGAGCGTCGGTCCATAATCGACAGAACTTGCTGAATTGCCTTCATGTCTGGCTCCACTTGAATTTCCGTGCCATCGTCTAGAGAAACCCTGCGATGTTGGGTCATGGGCCAAATTGCCGCTTGTAGCGAATCAAGACGTTCCAATTCCATTCGTAGAACTTCTGGATAAGCCATAAGGGCTTCACGGTTCATGCGTTCTAGCTGCCGACCGATGGATTTTGAAACTACAGAAGTGGATACCCCAAAACGACGACCTATTTCTTGGGAAGTTACGCCACCCTGCCGCATTTTGAACATGCGAAGGTCGCGTTCTGCCAGAAACTCCCTAGTCAGGGCTTTGCTTGTTCCGTCTGCTGCCATAATTAACTTACGTCCATAAACTGTGTTACTTCAAAGGGAAACTTTTTCCCGCGCTTCATTTGCAACGGCCAATATCTTATGTCGCGTGCGCCTCTGAAGTGATTAACTTCATATACATATTCTCCCATATGGGTGGGATCTGGTTGTAAAGCAAGCCCGAATTCGGGCCAACGAGACCAAACGGCTGACCCGAAAGGACGCAACTCTCGGCTAGTCATGGAGCTCCCTAAAGGGGCGTGATGCTCTAACCACAGGGCACATCCATAGATAGTGCGGAGCGTGTCTAAGTATCGGGCTACCTCGACGGCCACAGCTTCGGAAGTTCGGGTTCCCGGATCTAGGAAAGCTTTGTAGAGCGGTCCCATTACCAGCATGTCTGGTTTGGTTTCCTCTATGTGTTGCTCTAGCAGAATTCGGTCATGAGCATTTAGTAGATCAAGCCCGTCTGGCTTAATGAATAAATGTGCATGCATTTTGTCAGCGAAGCCCATGGACTTGGCCGCACCAACGATGTTTCTGGATGTGCGCCGGATGATTCTTTCGGGATTTTCTAAGTCAACTGTCAGTGTTCGGATTTGGGGCATCTTCTGGAATGTAAATGGGTTTACGCCCAAACCAGAACAAATGGCGACTTGTCGTGCGAGCATTGTTTTGCCGACACCTTCTGCAGCTACCACCATTACCCGTTCTCTACGTTCTAGAAGGCCGGGAATCAACCAGTCATAATCGTCGTTGACAGTTTCTTGGAGGAACTCGTCCCATACGACCAAACGACCCTCATCTCTGAGAGTCGTTTCTTCACGGGTCTGGGTTAGTTGTTGTGCCTTATTAAGTATTTGTGTTGGGGTTTTGTTGGGGTCATCAAGAAGTTGCCGTATTTGTTCGAGAGCCAGTTCTTCCGGTGAAGGTGGGGGAAGCTCTTCTTCTGGTGTTTCTTCTAGCTCTGGCTGTGATTCTTGCCCCTCAAACTCAGACTTGAGTATGTCTGACTCAACTTTTATGAGTTCGGTTGTAGAACCCCCAGCTTCGATATGGTCAGTGATGTCTTTTGCTTCTGGACATTTGAAAATCTCAACATCACAGCCCGCCTTTTTGAGTTCCCCATAGACATGAAGAGCGTGCTTTCTTCCGATTTCATCGTTGTCGGCGATGATGTCTACCGTTGCCCCAGCAAGAGCTTCAGTATGTATTTCTAACCACTTTCCAGCACCACCCGGCATCGTTGTAGCGCAGGCACCCAGTTCGGTCAGTGTGTCGCAGTCCTTCTCGCCCTCCACGACGAAGATGGACTCGCCGTTCTCTTTCTGTCTAAGCACCTTAGGCAAATTGTAAAGAACCTTAGGCGTGCTGCCCAGCTTGTAGGTCCATCCACCAGAACCGTCAGGTCGTCTTTGACGAAACGTTTTCTTACCATCAGGTTCAACAAAACGAACTTTTTCGAAAAGAAGCACATTGTCGGCATCTTTGTATTCATATTTACTTACAAAAGTAAGTTTTTTAGGTGTTGACTTTTCGTACTTAGGCGGGTCGAAATCTGTTGACGAATTCTTGCTGTCTGGTCGTAAATCTGCCAGAGTTAAACCAATAGACGCAACTATTTCTGCAGCGCCACACGCTCCTGCAGATCGATGACAGTGGACCAATATTTGTCCGTCATCTTTTTCGTGTATGGATAACGATGGATTATTGTCGTCTTGTCTACAAGGACAACGGGCTTCCCATCCATTACTGGAAGTAGTGACACCATTGAGACGTTCTAAGAAGGAAGCGGTGTGGTTATAGTTCATCTTTGCTTAGGTCTGCCCGGGCTATACCCTGTTGGATTCGAAGATCGTGTTCCACCACGCCCACCTCGGGCACCCGGTAAATACACTCGTGCAGAACGATCAGCGTAAATGTTTCTAGAGCGTCTTAGTATTGCACGTTCTGTTTCATCCATGCCACCCCATATTCCTAGGGGCTCATGATGAAGAGAATATTCCAAACACTCACTAATACTAGAACACGACTGACAGATCAACTTTGCTACAATTGCGTTTTCTTTGGCTTCTGCTAGAGCTGCTCCCTGTGTTTCTTTCTTTCGGAGAGGAAACCACCAGTCTGTGGGTTTCCCGGTACAGGCCCCCGTGTCGGGCGGCATAAGAGGCGGTTTCTCTATAGTCACGCTATCCCTTCCGCCTAGTAATCCGATTTACGTCGTCAGCCGATAGAAACACCAACGCAGACTGGATTTCCAGATTTCCCCCAGCGTCCACGGCGACTATGTCGATGACATCGGACGGAACCGAAAGCTCTCTGGCGAGTGCTGCACGAGTCTGCTCGATGACCAACTCATCTTGTCCTAGATCGGCGGCGTAGTCAATGCTTATGATGGAATTTTCTTCAGCGGCCCCCGGATTTTTCCACTCAGCATCTCGCTCGGCTGTCTTCAAACACCAAACGCAAGCAATCTTGGGTGCCGTAGACGCCCTGTTACGGACCTCTATGTGGCCACACTCTAAGTGGTGATGGTATTTGACTTTCCCCCAACCACCGAGTCGCTCGATTCGCTCAACGGAACGTCGGGGAGATTTGCGGTGCTCCGTCGTCATGCCTACATTGAACCACAAGGGGGTTGCTTTGCGGCGTCTTTTAGCTTAAGATTCTGAAATGACGATCAGCGCTTACCGCCATGATAAACCGTGGCATGACCCCCGTCGACCAGATCCTCATTCAAGCAGGCGCTCTTATTCTCATCACAATAGATGTCGGCCAATATTCGTCCGAACTTGCCGCTCTTGTCTTTGTGAGTTTGAATGTAGATCGTGTCGAGACCATCAAGCCAATCGATGGCGTAAGCCGTGGCAGCCTTACCCGCAGCCTTTTCAACCAAATCCTTGGTCCGAGTCTCGGGAGTGTTTATCCCGAGGAGGCGAAGACGAGCTTTGTGATGAATGTCGAAACCGACATCGATCATGGCGTCGATAGTGTCACCGTCGACTACTCGTAAAACTTTTGCTGCGTAGAAGTATTTAGATTCTGTACGGCAGTCACAATTGGGATCACATTGACATTCCATAGGCGCCTCTCCTAATCATTCTGGGTGAACTTTGTGTTCTCGACCCGCTTTTTTCTTATAGCTCGCGGATGCTCTTCTTCGACAACTAAATCTTCAAAGTCTTCAGGGTCACCCCTGAAGTCCTTACCGAGACGCCGGTATTCTTCCCAGTAGTCATTGTCTGCGTTCGCATTCTTGGCCACGGCTAAATATTACTACTTGTAAGCCCCAATAGAAGTAGAAAACCCCCGGCCCGTAGTGGACCGGGGGCTTTCTGTTGTGCTTTTCTGTGTGCTACTTAGCCATTTGCTAAGTAGAGCTTCTCCCTAAGTCAGATTAGGAAGTCGGAGCGTTGTTGAAGGTAACCTTCACAAACGCTTCAGGGCGCTTCACAGCAAGAGCGAGCCTCTGCTCCGCAAGCACCACGATGGCGTTGCGAATGAAGAAGTCCGAGTGCTGTTCACTGATCCGAATGCTGGCCTGCTCACGGTCATAGAGCTGTGCACCGGTACCGAATGCGCCGACGACACAAGTGCCTTCAGCGATGGCCGGAGTCTCAATGACAGGGAGTCGCCACACGCGAGGCTCGCCGCCGAGCGCCACAGAAACCGCGACCAAGTACTGGCCGTTGGAATCTTTGGTGAGCTCAACGTCTTCCCAGTCGTTCGGGTGCATCACGACGCCTGTGGGCTCGTAGTATGCGAGGAACGACAAGGTTGCCGCACGCCGGATGGCGTCCGCTTTGGTGTCGGGTACTGGAGTGAATGCACCTGCAGACCAGTTGTAGGTCTGGATACCAGTGGCGACGGTGATACCAGTGAGGTTTTCACCGGTACCGGCACCGCTGATGATCTGTGCATCTTCCTGAAGGCGAAGGCCGTAAAGAAGCTCGTTGTCGATGATCGACCGGAGCTGCGGCTCGTCTGCCAGCACGTTGCGGTGAGCAGCTTCCCAGTGTGCAAGGGTGCGCACGGGTGCTTGCTCGCCGACGAACGCCAAGGTCGACTGCGGCTTGGCGGTGAACGCCTCAGGCGAACCTGAGCGCTCAGACACTGCAGCAGCGTTGTTGGTGAAGCCGGACATCCGGAAGTACTCGATGACAGCAGCGTTGGTTGTGCGGCTCGGGAACAAGTCACGAACGCGCTTTGTACGCTGTGGGGGCATGACGATTGGGTCACGCTGGATGGTGCCGAAAGAACCCGGAGTGCCTGTGGGCAAAGCGGAGTAAACATCCTTCTGGCCGTAAAGGTCTTTGGAAGCAAGGCTTCCGGGGACACTGAACGGAGCAGGCATGTTCGCGCCAGCAGCGCCATTGGCAAGAGCTTTGAACTCAGCAGAGTCTAGAAAAGCCTCACCGACAGTGCGGTACTGCTGAACAGCCTCTTTGACTTCGCTGCTGTTTGCCCATTCGGCTGCAGCTTCTGCGGCGACGGACTCGGTCGAGGGCTGTGAACCCCACTCGCGAGCTTTTTCCATCTCCTGAATGCCATCAATGAGACCTTTGATCTCTTTGATGTCTTTCATGTTTGTGTCGAACGCAGCTTTTTGGTCTGCATCGACTTGGACAACGCCGTCTTCGATTTCGAAAGAATCGGCGATCTCCTTGTTTGTATCCATCTTCGTCCGCATTGCGGTTTGCAACTCGGAAAGACGGGAGGTGTCCTCGCTCATATTTCCCTCCTCGGGATTAATTATTGGACGTGGTTGTTAGTTGTTCGTCCGATCCCAAGGTAAGCACCCGAGCCGGTACAAGTAATAGCATACTAGTGATAGTGGTACCAGTAGGGGAAGACTGTCAAATATTCAGGTGTTTTTTTCTGGTTTATTTTTTAAACCAGTAATACCAATAGATGGCTATCGCGAATGACGAAGCGCAAATCAGTGAAGCAATTTTCATTGGTTATCTTTCCAATACCTTTCTACATACTTTGCACCGATGTCACCGAAGAAGGCATCGAACTCAGTTTTGCTATTGATTTCGAAATGCCCATCTCTATTTCTGAACGCTATCAGTCTTGGCGCATCTCCAGTGTTCTCCCACAGGAAGAACTCGTCATATAAGCCTTCTGTTATTTGTCTACTTACATGGCCTCTTAGTTCTCCAGCGATTTGGGTACCAAAACCGGTTGGGATATCAGGCCCACCAGCTGCTTTTCGTTGGGCGATCCTCTTATTTGCTACATCGCCGGGGACATGAACAAAATGACCAACAGTCGAATAACCGCGTGATCTAGCAGTACGGAGGTGTTCGGCTCGTTTCCCCGTGCCCTGCACTACAGCATCCATCTTGGCGTTGATGGCACTATCCAGAACGCCGCGAGTCGCTGTAACGGATGCTCCGTGGAATGCCATAGCGTTTTTGGGGTCCCAGCCCTCTAGGCCCGTTTTGATGAAATCCGGATCTATGTGGGCAGCTTCAGTGTCGTTTGGAACACTTATGGAGCCATTGCTAATCAAAGTGGACTTACCGGAACCCGTTGTACCACCAATGAAGTAAAGGGTTCTATCTTCCTTGTCTCTGTGTTCTGGCTTGACCTTGGCAAGTATTCGTTGGCCCATTGCTTTTCCGCCGCTACCAAAGCGTCCGCTTCGCATCCCACCTGAAAAATCATTGCGTATCTGGAGTGCTTCACGTTTCATCTTGTCTGAAGCAACCGCTCGCACACTTGCTGGGGCTTCAGCCCAAAGACCGGGATTATCTTGAAGTATCTTAAGCCACTCTTTTTCACTAGGGCTTAAACGATCTCTACGCGAACGCAGACCCTGACCGGGGTCGAGGGCAATTCGCCCTTCAGCGAGCTCGCCCCTGATTGCGTCTGCGTTGGCCCTTTGAGCCAACTTGGCTTCTAGGGCTTCGCGATAATTGTCTCTGGCGGATTCAGTGCCGTTCCCGTGGTATTTACTAATCTGATCCTGAATGAAGTCTATTTCACGTTGTATATCTGAAGTTTCTTCTCGTATCCGAATCAAATCATCCCAGTAGCCGGTGTATTCGTTGAAGGTATCCCTTCCCCATTGATCTTCACGCCACTCAGGTTCACTACTGCCACCGTATGGCAGATCTGCTTCGTTGGTTTCGAAGGGACCGTATTCACGCTCAATAAAGGTATCCCTATCTTCGTCGCCGTCGATAGCCGCTAAGAAATCTCTAGTGTCTGCGTGATATGGCCTTAAAGCGCTTTCCGTTGCGCTATCGAGCTCATCTTCTTTTTCCCTGAGTTCAGTTGTTAAGTCGTTGCGTTCAATCCCTGAATTTTCAATAAAGTCTGCCCACCACTCGACCTGACTCCAAAGCTCGTCATGCTCTTCGATAATGTTTTGATCTATTTCGGGTAAATCTGCGAACTCGTCTCCACTCGCATATTCGTCTGTTGACGGTTCTCCTACTTGCCGAATTCGCCTATCGTTAGGTCGATGAATGGAATATCTATGAAAATCAATTCGATTATGTTCATCTAAGAAAGCGAAATACTCATCTATGTCAGCTCCCATATCTTCAATATTTTGCTCAGGGGTCTGAAGCATATGATCGATTTGCCGTCGAGAACGTATGCCACCATTTGCAGAAGCTCCTAACGATAGAGCCGATCTGCTTTTACCCATGGCGGTACCGAGTTCTTCACGAAGACGCGATTCTTCCTGTTGAAGTGGCGCCATCATGCCCCTAATGCGAGCAACGTCAGCGTGACTACCTTCCTTTTGGGCTTTCTTGAGTTGTTGAAGGAGAGGGTCGAGTTTCTCCGTTCGCAACTTGTCAATTTCCTTGCTAAGAGACGCCATTCTGACTTCGTCGGTTACGGGTTCTGGCTTTGCTTTAGGTTCTGGACGTTTCAGCGTGCCGGGTTTCCCATCCCAAACGGAACGCACACCTCTTTTTTTCCCGGGGAGGTTGGTGTTAAGCCCGGGGATGGCAGGGCGTGCGTATGGGGTGCCCTCTTGAACTATCCCGTCGTTGTCGCCATCCCAAGCCTTTGGGTC